CTTCAATGATGATGGCGTCGGATATGCCGTTGAGCGCGAATGCCAGGCTCGTCGCCTTCACTGCACGCTCTACAGAATCGCCATCAAATTCGGCCTCGTCGTCGTAGTAGCGCGGGCTTTCCCAGCGCAGTTGGAGTTGCCACGCGCCGCGTTCGACCTGCTTGATCGACGGGTCGAGCACTCTAAAGCAATGTCCTGCGTCGCTCCCATCCTCGTTCTTGAGCGGGATGCAGTTGCGTGCCCGTTTGATCGCGGTGAGCGCGGTCAGGGCAAGGTTCTGCGCCTCGCCGTCGGTCTTGTGGAACAGCTTCACGAACCACGTGTAGGCCATTTCGTAGGAGCTCAGCGTGTCGCCGTGTGTCTCTATCTCCGGGGTGGGAAAGAACACAGCCGGGACATGGAAGTTTTGAGGAACCTCCCAATAGTACGGAGTGACATCTTCCAGTGCAGAGATGATGAAATAGGCGTAGCTGGCGACCTCCTGTTCAAGTCCGTGCATCGATGTCGCCTCCCCGTGTTGTTAGAATCCACTGAAATAGGTGTCGAGCCATTGCTGCAGCTTGGCTTCGAGGAACTTCGGAATCATCTGCTCGATGATTCGCAGGCCAGCCTCCCAGAAGTGGTAGCCTTCAACCCACTGTTGGTGCAGTATCATCCCGCCCTTTGCGCCGGGCGAATAGACGAATCTGTCACCAGACCACGATCCGGGCACGAAGCGAACGGCGACGCCGGACGGGTTGGCCCAGTGGCCGTCGTTGACCCAGTGGGCGTAGTCGAGGGTGGAGCCGACCGTCAGCGTAAGGCCGCCGTTGGAAACCTCCCAGACGTTGTTTGGGCCGCCCTTGCTGAAGCTCGTAAGCATCAGGCGGGTGTCCACAGCGCCTGCGGAAATGATCTCGTCCTGAACCACGCGCAGGAATTCCATGCCGAGCCCTTCAAAGAAGAGTGCGATCTCCCTCTCAAAAGCCCCGCTTCCCGCCTCCTTCATTCGTGCGAAGAAGGCCTCGTATTCGGACATGTCAATGGTAATCTCTGCCATTACAGCCCCACTTCCGTTCCTTCGCGCTTCACCCACACGTAGATGTGGTGGTTTCGGATGTTCCTCGGTATTTCAGCGATGTATTCGAGATTGGTTCTGTGGTCAAGAACCTTGTCGTTGACGCGAATGTCGGTGCCAATCGGCAGCGTCAGCTTGATTCGCTCCTGATAGGCGTGCTCCGGCAGGTTTTGAACCAGCGTGTTCAGTGTTCCGCCGGAACTGCCCTGCGCGAAGTGACATGGGACACTCGCCACATCCGGCTCGGTGGGATAGTCGAAGGACGGGCTGTCGGGCAGGCCGTAGCCCGGCGATTCCTCACCGCCGACGATGTGGTACAGGCTGCACCTGTGGTCGAAGAAATCCTCCAATGCCATGCTGCAACCTCCTTACAGCTTCCGAAGCCGCATGAATACGGTGCCGGAGGCCTGCGAGATCACATAGGGGTCGAGGAGCGAACCCAGGCCCATTTCCGAGAGCGAGACTTCTGAATCGTTGGCGGTATAGCTGTAGTCGTCAAATGTCTCGCTGGTATACTGGCGCGTCACCAGATAGGCGGAATGCGCGAAGCGCTCGGCCAGCAGAATCACCGCCGTCCGCACGCTCTTTGGGATTTCCTCGTAATCCTCGCCGGAGAAGTCGTTGTGGGTGTAGGCGATGACCATCTGCTCCGCACGCACGATATCGACGTCCAGCTTGTCGTCGTCGCGCTCCTGCACATCCTGATAGGAGGAGTAGTCCCTTACGTCGTCCGGGAAAACCCACGGTCTCGTCACAGCCATGCGGAGCCCTCCTTATTCGGCTTCTGCCTTGCGGATGGCGGCCACGATGTCCGGCTTCTTTGTCAGCTTGCCGAGGTCGATTCCGACTGTTTCGGCGTAGGCCTTGAGCTCGTTCACGGTCATGGATTCAAGCTCGTCAGAATCGTCGGCAGGGGCTGCAGGGGCGGCGTTCTCGCCGTCATTGGCCGTGTTGGACGTACCCGTTTCATCGCTCGGCGCGGAAGTGGCCGCAGGGGCCGCAGGGGCGGATTCGGGCGCGATCTTGCCATCCACACGCGCAAAGAAGCCGCTGTCGATGCAGTACTTGGCAATCGCCTCGTCCTCAACCTCGACATAGGGGTTCCTCTGGGTCGCACTTACAAATCCGTTGCTGTGGCTCATGCCATGTGTCAGTTTCAGGGTAATCACCTTATCGCCTCCTTTAATGGAATAAGGAGCCGCTTCGCATGGAAGCGACTCCTCGCCCGGTCATTAGGCCAGACCGTAGGCCAGCGCGGTAGCGTCGAACTCCTCGACGATGGGGTCGAAGTCGAAGTGGACGACGTAGAAGCGCTTGTCCTGCATGACAGCGGTCATGCCTTCGGTGGTCTTGCGGATGATGACGTTGTAGGTATCCACGCAGATCAGGTTCTGCGGGTTGACCAGCAGAATCGCGTCGGCGGGGAAGTTGGGGACGGTAACGATGCCGTGACCGGCAGGATTGTTAATCATGCCGTCGGTGACAGCGCCGCCGGAGGTGCGGGCCTGCTCCACCAGGAACTTCTCCCACTTGGTCTTGCGGGAGGGGGCCATCAGCCAACGCAGGCTGTTGTCCTGGTACTTGTCGGGCATGGCGAGCAGCATGTCATAGAACACGTTGTCAGCCATCGCGCCGCCGCCGACAGAGGAGCGGTCGAGGGTGTGGCCGGAAGCCTTGATCTGCTTAATCCAGCCGTCGTTGACCTTCAGGAAGTCGTAGTCGGGGTCGGTGTTGGGGGTGGCGGTGTCCGCGTTGAGCATCAGGTCTTCACGGTCGATGCCGAGCTGGGTCGTCATCAGGTTGGTGACGATGCTCTCGTAGTTCTGGCCCTGGATGTTCTCACGCAGAGCTTCCTCAGTGATTTCCCACGGCAGACGAACAGCGGTAGTGCTGTAGGTCAGCTTCCCGTGGTTCGGGGTGACGCGATAACCGTCGTCCGCGTTCTCAGTCTTGGCCCGCAGAATGCGACGGTCGATGCCGATCTTGTCGATCTCACCGGCTTTGGCCCGGCGCTGCACGTGACGAATCAGATTGCCCAGAGCGGTCTTCTCGAAGGTCTGCTGAATGAACTGCTGTGCCTGTTCAGGATTCAGCAGGCCGCCCGCAGCAAGGGTATTGGTGGTAGTCGTACCAGCCTTATTGATCAGTTCGGTGTTGCTCACTGTATATTCCCTCCATTCTATTTGTTGCGCACGTCCTTACAGGATGCCGTGCAGGTAGTGCTGGGGTTCGGCCTTTTCGACATTGCTGGTGGAGCCGTCATCCAGGCCGGTCGCGAGACCGCGCTGCTTGAACGCCTTGGAGATGCCCTCCTCGATCATCTTCTGCACGGAATCGGCGGTCACGGCTTCGGAAGCAGGAGCCTGCTCGGCTTCCTTCTCGACCGGCTTCATGGCCTTCTCGATGGCGTCGTCGATCATCTTCTGGATGGCTTCCTGGTTCATGGGGTCAGCCTTTTCAACCTGCTGCTCGGCGGCAGGCTGCTCGGCGGGCTTCATGGCCTTCTGCACCGCCTCGTCAATCATCTTCTGAATCTCATCCTTGTTCATTTCAGATTCCTCCTGTTCTTCTTTCTTGTCGTCGGTGTCGGCGTCGTCCTGTTCCTCCTGATTGTCGTCAGGGTCGTCGTCGAATTCCTTTGCGAACTCGATAAGCTGCTGAGCGATACCGTTCAGCTTTTCCTTGTTGGCTTTGGACATTTTGCGCCCGGCCTTTTCAACGGCTTCCTCGCCGCCAGCAGAAGCGTCAGCCGGGTGTCCGTCGTGAAGTTCCTTGGTGATGGTGGCGCTGCTGTCCTCAAGAATCTCGACGATGATCTCGTCGAATTCCTCAAGGGCTTCGCGCACCTTCTTTTCATCGGTTTCGTAGGCGGGTTCATCCGTCCAGTAATCCCAATGGCGCAGTACGCCTTCCAGCGTACTGAAGGCAATCCAGAACTTCTCGGAGCGGACGCGCTTCTCATACTTCTCGCGCATCTCACCCTTGACCACAGCACTCTCGACGCCCAGCGCCTTCGCCAGCTTTTCCAGCAGGTTCAGCTTCTCGGGTACGCCGTCGGCGGGGGCAGGCGCAGCAGGCGCAACCTCCGGCGTGCTGGCTTTCTCAAGGTCAACGTCCTCCGTGGCATATTTGCCAACGCCGCCCATCGAGAGGCCGGTAATCTCGCCCTTCTCGATGGCGGCCCAAACGTCATCGTTGGCGACCTCAACGGTCATCAGCCAGGTGCCCTTCTGGATGGTCTCGCCTTCAATGGTCTGCTCAGCCTTGGTGACGGAGCTTTCGACGACGGTCAGACCGTCCGCTTCCTCGAAGGAATGCTGGATGTCGATCTTGTCGCCGTTCTTCATAAACCAGTGGGCGGCCTTCTCGATCTCGGCCTCGGTCATGAAGTTGTCGTGGGCGTCGGCGACATTGGGTTCGTATACCACGCCGGTGACGTAGTGGCTCTCATTGTCCACTTTGATGATGCGACCGTTGGTCTGGAATCCCTGACCGCCGTCTTCCTCCTGTTTGGTCAGCAGGAACGACTTTTTGTTCGCAGCCTTGTCCACCAGCGACACGAACTTGATCTTGGCGTCCGTGATCTCAATGGACTTCTTCACATTACTCATTTGTGTCTCACCTCCTTTTCTGCATAGTGAGTGACGGTGATCGCTTTCACCATGCCTGCCTCCTTTCACGCAGTCATCGCCGCGTCGAAGGACGCAGCAGAGGAATATAAAAAAACACCCACGAAAAACGCAGGCGGTTTTTATCAGATTAGTGCCAATCCCGGAATGAAGTAGATCAGGAAAATCATCAGCTCACGCATGTAAAGCGCAACAGCCAGAAGCAGCGCAGCGGCCACGACGATAAACACGCCAATCAGAATATCTGAAATGTTGCTGATAAGGCTTTTGATTCTCATGCGGAGCACTCCTTTTCTGTCTGTCACTCCGTCGATGAAATGGAATGATGTAACGCAGGAAACGTTTCAAGTGTTCCATTTATACGTTTTTAATCAATAATCCGCGCCGCCGGTGACAGAGTGCGCGGATTATTGTATTTCTGGTGACAACGGGTCGTGTCACCTGTTCTACAACAGGAGGCATGATTTGTCACCACCCGTCATTTCTTGGCCTTGATGATGTCTTTTGCCAGTCTGCGCATCTTCGCAGTGATGCAGCGGTGCTCGCTCCATCCTTTGAAGTTGCCATTGGCGTCGTACATGGCCCGATCGTAATGAGCGCCGCCGTTGCCGTAGGGATATGCTTTTGGCTGCCCGTGATCGCTGTTGTCAAGTCGCATGATGACCTTGCCCTCGTCGTCATAGTAGAATCGGACGACAGCGCCGTCCGGTTCCTTGTACTCCACGACGGCATTCGGCTTGTCGGTGATGTCCGGCGTCTGTGTTGCGGTGCGTGTGGGTTTCAGGACGCCGCCGTTGGCATTCGGCAGCAGGCTATTGATCGGGCTGCCGCTGGTCTGATTGCCGCTGCGGGCCTTATTCTGCTCGTCCAGCTCCTCAGCCCACTTGCGGTCGTCGTTGGCAATGGCCTCCGCCTGCATACGTTTGCGCTCTTCCAGCGGGAAGCCGAGGATGTCCTCGGCGACGACCGGGCTGGTGATGCAATGGCAGTTGATACGCTCGCTCGCTGGCAGCTTGGAGTCACGCGGGTACATGGGCTTGTAACTGCCGCCGTCTGCGCCGCCCAGATCAAAGGGCTGGTCTTTCGGAACCACCTGTCCGTCCATCGCCACGTGGTTCGGGCGTGGCTTGTTCCTGCGAGCGCCAGTATGCTTCCATTCCTTGCCTTCCACGGCAGGGGATTGCATGTAGGATTCCTGCTGTGCAACGGAGTGGGCTGTCAGCATCTCGGTGAGTGCCGTTTGCCGAGCACGCGCATAGTTAGTGCGAATGCCGTCGTCCATCAACTGCCGGGTCACATCGGCGACGCTCTTGCCTTCCTTCATGGCGTCCTCAAGGACGCGCTGAATCCCGTCGTGAGACGTGAGCTTCATAATCTTGCCGAGCTGCGGCGACCACTGTGAAATCCAGTCAACGGTGCGCTCTCGCAGTGCCGTAACCACGAGGCCGCTGTCAACGGTCTTGATGTACTTGGATGCAAGGCGGGGAATGACAGCGGCGAGGCCATTCTGAACGACGTCCTGAATGTCATCGGCGAGGGCCGAGGCCTCGCGGTAGACCTCCCATGTATTCTTGAAGAACTCGTCAACGCTGTCCGCCTGCTCGATCTGCTCCGAGATGATCTCGGTGTCCATGTTCATCGCGTCCGCAAGCTTCTCTTCGAGTTCCTCGGTGTCATCTATTGTTTCCTTGGGTTCGACGTAACCGGCGTCCTCCAATTCATCCGCCATGTCGTCGTCAACCTTTGCGATGTAAGCGTCGATGGCTTTGATCAGTGCCTCGCAGGTCTCGCATCTCATTTGCCGTCCCCTCGCTTTACCGGCTGCATCATAAACTGACGCATGGAGGCCTTGACGACAGGCTTCTCGTCATCATGGGAGAGAGACGGCTTTTCCCGCTTCGTGACCTGCGTCGGCCTTGTGACGGCAGGGGCGGTCGGCGTGGTCGGTGCGGCGTTGTTCTCCGCGATTTCAACCAGCGCTTTGCGCACCTGCCGCATGACGGCGATCAGCTCCGCGTTGCCGGTCTTCTCGGCGTCCTCCACGCGCTCGTCCACCTGTTCCATGACCTCCGGGGTCAGCTTGCTTTCCGTCGCGTTCGGCGTTGTGGCGGGCGTTTCGGGCGTTACCGGCGTCTGTGCGGCGCTGTTGGCGTTGATAATTCTCTGCACAGCCAGAGGCACATCGGCCCAATCGCCTGTGTAATCCTCTGCCGTGTCGCCGACCATCGTACCGGCCAGCCGGTGCGCCTCATTCGGGGTGAGGCCGCCAGCCCGCTCCACGATGGTCAGAATCTTGCTCTGATCGTCAGGATTGGTGATGTCCGGGGCGCGGAAGCTGATCTCGCAATACTTGAACTGGTACTCCGCCAGCAGCTTTCGGTTGATTATCCAGGCCATTTCCTGCCGGTACGGAATGAACACCTGCTTCTCCGTGACTTCCATTGCCGTTTGGGCGGTGGCGCGGTTGAAGTCGGTGGTGTAGCCAACATAGAGATCAGGCAGCAGGAAGGCGCTCTGCACCTTCTTGCGGGAGTTGTCGATGTAGCCCTGGAACAGCTCGTCCTTCTGCAGCATCGGCGACAAGTCCTTGACTGTGATCTTCGGGGCGTTCTCTTGCTCGAAGCCGGTCTTGGTATCGTTGACGCTCTCGCTCTCAAGCACCATGAAGGCATGCTGCCCGGCGACGCCCTTGATACCGTCCATGTACTCCTGCATCTTCTTGAAGGATGCGTCGGAGAGGGTGCCGCCCTCGATCATAATCATCATGGGCGTGTGGCGTCCGTTCTCAAAGTAGTTGGCGTTGAGGAACTCCGCCTTTGCAGCGCCGTCCATGCCGGTGACCTGTCCAATCCAGCGCACTTCGCCGTAGGGCTTGTCGCCAATCGGCAGGGCGATGATCTCGTTGGCCTGAAAGTTGATGTCAAGATCGTTGTCCTTGACGTACTCGCCGGTGCGCTTGTCCATCATGCGGGGGTCGCCAAACTCCTTGAAGTAGACGTACTTCCCGCCGACCTCCTGGCGGAATTTGCGGAACTTCTTCTTGCGGTACAGCTCCTCGCCCTTGTAGAAGAATTTGACATCAACATACGGCTCAAGGGGCACTGTCAGGTGCATGGTGCCGGGCCTGCGGATATTGGTGATCTCCACGACTTCTTTGTCGAGGTTGCGAATGACCTCGATGAAGGCAATTCCGAACCGCTCCCGCGTGGCGACGATGGAGCCGAACATGTCCTTGGTGTCCTGGTCGAGTGAAAGCAGGTCGAGGATGCGCTGGATTTTGTCGTATTCCTCAGCGATCTCCGGGTGCTCCTTCTCGTCCCACTGCTTGTACTCGTCGAGATAGTCAATCGAGATGCCGAATCCGCAGACGTTGTTTTTAT